AACCTCAATGGGCATGATAAGGGGGAACCTGTCATAGTATGGTAAAGTCGCCTTATGTTTTGGATCATATCCAAAGAAGTTCATTTTACCAAACAGGGGTGCAGCTCTCACTTTACCCTCACTGATTAGTCGTTTTGGGGGTGGAGTGCCCAACTCACGAATCTGATCTCTGAACCATCTTACTGATCGTTCATTACCACCACTTCGTTCTAAGATTTCGTCAAAATATGTCATACTTCTATTTATACAGATTAACCTACATGGTCTTCAGTAAGTATCTTAAATTCCATACCTCTGTCATTGCACCATTCAATTGCTGCATTCCATTTTGCTTCATTAACACCCCATGTACGAACCTCATTGATGAACCGTTTGGTTTTACGTTTGGGAGGTTTAGGTGGGCCACATTGTATCTTTGGTTTGACTTCGATAATCATCTTTTTAATGGTTTTATCTTTTTGTTTGACTTTTATATAGAAATCTGGGAAATATCGGTGCATTCGGCCATCTAGGGGAGATATATATGGTATGATAACTTCTTCACTGCCCCACTCTAGTATTGCACTAGTATTGTCACAGTACACCATAAATCTACGCTCCCACAAAGAACGATACACAATCTTCTTGACATCCCCCCTATATTTTGTTATATTGGTAGGTATGAATTTTCCACTATACGCCATGACAAACCTTATAAATACTTTTATGAACTATTACAGGAGTATTTAGACATGCCAAAAGGCGGAAAAGTAATTGGAGCATTGAGGACTCTATTTGAAGGGCAGGGAAGTATTGCCGGAAACGATTCTGACTTAGAGTATGGGGTTAGTCGAGGTGCGAATGGTAAACACTATGTTAGGTTTAATGCAAGAGTACAAACAGGCGAAAACGCATATCTAGCGGGCGGTGCTTTTGGAGAAGAACCAACAAACAGTAAACAAAATTTAACAGTGGTTAGAGCTCCTACAAGGAGGGCGGCCGGTTCAGTAAAATTGTATCTTCCTGCTCAAATTAGTGTATCACAAAAGTCAAACTTTGGTGAACCAGAAATGGGTGCCATGGTTGCTGGTGTTTCAAGTGCAATAAAGAGTGTTGCTGATGGTAGTGGTGTTGTGGATTCTGTGGTGGCAGCTGCGAAAGACAATATGGGCCAAAGTTTTACCGAAGCAGCTGCCAGAGGGGTAGGTTCTATGGCTGAAGGCCTTGGTGTAACTGGTGCTGATTCATTAGCAAATATTAAAACAGGTAGAACTAAAAACAATAACACAGAGTTGATGTTTGAGGGTGTAGACAGAAGATCATTCTCATTTACATTTAGACTACTTCCACATAATGCCGCAGAAGCTGATGTTATTCAACAAATTGTTAAGTCATTTAGATTTCACATGGCGCCTCACATTCCAAATGGCGCTGATTTCGGCCGCACATTAGTTGCTCCATCTACATATAATATTACATATTCCCATCAAGCAGAATTGCATAAGATTTCTGAGTGTGTGCTAGAGAGTGTTGATGTAAAGTATGGCGGTGAACGTCCACAGTTCTTTAACGACAACCGACCAACAGAAACAGAATTGACTTTACAGTTTAAAGAACTAGAGATTATCACTAAAAGACGAATAGAGGAGGGATATTAATGTATTTCTTGCATTTTCCAAAAGTTGAATATGATGTAAAGGGTGATGGAATAACAACCAAAATGGTTGATATCACTCGTAGAGCAAGAATATCAGAAAGTTCCATTATCTATAAATCCTCATTTGACTATTATGATATTAAAGATACTGAGAAACCAGAAGATATTGCACACAAGTATTATGGAGATGCTAACCTACATTGGATTATTCTAATGGTTAACAACATCAACGATGTGTACACAGATTGGCCTATGTCAGTGACTAGGCTCGAAAGGTACACGAAGTCTAAATATGATAATGTAGACGCTATTCATCATTACGAAATATACCAAGAATCGGGTGATACTACAGTGACAATAGAATTGCCAAATGACGTTGCTCAGACTATCCCTGCTGATGCAACTGCAATTACTAATGCCGAGTATGAAGAGGCAGAGGTAGAAAAGAAGAGAAGAATTAAACTCATTCGTCCCGAATATGTAGACACGATACGAGAAGAATTTAGAAAATCCATTAAGGCGTAATAATGTCCAAACTTCAATATGCAGGCGAATATATAATAGATGAGTGTAAGATTGCTTCAACAAGTGGCGAGATTATTGACATCACCCAATTGGTATCATCAATAAATATTTTTGAAGATATTTTCAAAACAGCACTTACTGGTGATATTGCTATTGTAGACACAAACAACCTAGTGACTTCCCTTCCAATCATTGGACAGGAAAAGTTAATTTTAAAGTTGTCAACACCTCAAGTTGGCGTAGCTGATAGAAGCAAATCACTTGATTTCACAGAACATCCACTATACATCTATAAGATTGACTCTAAGGTAGAGGTAAACCCACAAACTTCTGCATTTGTTCTTTCCTTCACAACTGCTGAAGCAGTTCGTAGTAATAGAATTCGGGTAAGTCAGGCGTTTGATGGAGAACCCGCTAAAGATATAATTCAAAAGATCATTAGAGATGAAGACTTATTGAACTCCAAGAAGGAATTCTATTACGAAGAGACAGCAAACAACTACAAGTTTGTATCTCCTAATATGCGTCCATTTGATTTTATCAATTCGATTGCAAAAAGATGTCTATCTTCTGAGTACAATTTTGCACCCACTTTCCTATTCTACGAAACATGCAAGGGGTTCTACTTTAGAACTGTTGATAGTATGATGGATAGAAAGAATGTTAGAGCTGTTTTTGTAAGTGAGACAGGAAATTTGGGTGATACTAACGTACTTAGACATATGATGAATATGATCGATCATACTGTAGTAGGTTCTACTAATGTTATGATGAATATGCGAAAGGGTATGTATGCGTCTAACCTTATAATGATTGACTTGGTTAACAAAACTGTAGAGAACTTTAACTACAACTATTTTGAAAGTTTTGAAGAGGGTGAAAAACAGGACAAACATGTCGATAGTCACAAAGACTATGCTTCAGACTCCAAACCTCTAGCGTCTGAGTGTAAGGATGACTTTGGTAATTTCCTTGTAGACTATGATCAATCTACTGTATACATGCAGGCTGTGGACAGAAACCAGCCCGGCGGGTTGTTATCAGTACGACACACTGGACAGTATGATTATACTGGCACAGACAGTTGGTTACAACGTAGAAAAGGTAGATTTGCGGCAATGGATGCTGCAATAACTATGAACATCACGGTTCATGGACAGACTTCTTTTTCTGCTGGTGATATGATAGGTATCAATATTCCTGCTAAGAAATCAAGAGTAGCTGATGGTGGTGCAGGCGATCCATATTATAGTGGTAGGTATTTAATCACTAAACTGAGACATAAATTTACTCGTGGCGATGGACAATCTAAACACACATGTCACATGCAAGTTGTTCGTGATACGGTTAGAGAAGCGTATCCAGCAAATGGTGTATCATTTAAAGACGCAGAAGACGTAGAAGTGATAGATCAATTAATCCCAACGGGCGAGGAAGATCCAAACCCAACAACATACTAAGGAGGGCCAAAGTACAACTCAATTTTTCGTAATGCTAAACATTCACAATTAACGAGGTAACTTATGACCACTAAACTCAAAAACAGACTTAAAAAGATGAACTTCCAAGGAAGACTGAACCGAAGGGTTGAAAATGAGGATACAGGGGATGATAAATACTATGAAGAGATTTACACAAACAAAATTCGAGAGTTGTTAGGACAAACTAATGAAGACATTTCAAGACGTACAAGAGGGAGTTTACGACCCCAACATATTTAAGGCAATCTTTCTAGCTGGTGGCCCAGGCAGTGGTAAATCCTATGTTGTTCGTAAGACTACTGGTGGATTGGGTATGAAGATTGTTAACAGTGATGATATCTATGAAAAGATGTTGAAGGATGCTGGTATGGAAGCCACACCAGAGGACATCTTCTCAGACAAAGGACAAGAAATTCGTGTAAAAGCGAAGAACACCACTAAAGTAAAACAGGGTGGATTCTTGAACGGTAGACTAGGTATCATTATTGACGGTACAGGTAAGGACTATAGTAAGATAGCATCACAGATGCAATCACTCAAAGGCCTTGGATATGACTGCTCTATGATCTTCGTTAACACCTCACTGGATACTGCACAGGAACGTAATAAAATGCGTAAACGTACATTACCAGAG